TAAAAATCATAACGAGTAGAACGACTCCACATTTTGTGGAGACCTTGTTGATAAGTTAAATCAGCACGAACAGAAACCAAACCAATAATAACACCATGCTCAACGAAAGAATTAGTAAATCCATGACCGTGAGCTAAAGCAGTTCCGGTACCGGATAAATTACCAAGAGGAGTAGTTGAGCCGGTAAGATCAGTAGCAGAAGTCTGAGAAATAGGGTTGATATTAACAGGAGTAGAACCACCGCCAAGATATTCTGGGCGTTGGAGGCGAGCGTCAGGAGAAATAACACCAAAATGAGAACGAATAATTTCAGTGTAACGAGTACCACCACGAGCATCACGCTCTAAAAGCTTTTGAATTTGGAATGATTGACGCAACTGATTAATAGTTGCAGCAGTAGCAGTAGAAAGATCAGCATACAAACCAGTATTAGCACCCCAAATAACGCGACCAGTAGTAGCAGCACCAGGTGTAACGGGTTTAAAAAGAGGAGCTCCAGCGGTATTAAATTCCATCTGGGAATCGGTAAAAGCAGGAGCAGCATCACGCTCCCAATTGAAATATGAATTGTTGGTAACAACAGGAGCAGAAGTACCTAAAGGGAGAGTAACTGCAGTACCCTTTTGTGGCCAAGGAAGGCAGGAAGTAAAGTAATCTTTGCGCTTACCACGACGCAGCAAAACATAATCGGCAGGATTATCGGGTCCGTTATCGATATCGACAACAGAAGAATTTTGTAAATTCTCGTCACGAAACCACTGATTATAAATTAAATTATAAGCACGCAACCAAAGAGACGAATGTTCGACGGTAGCACCACCACCAATAGCGCCTACAGTAGGCAGACCCATGTAATCTTGGAGAGAACCGACAGCATAGCCACCAGCTGGACAAGTAGTAATCGGAATAATATAAGAAATAGAATCAGCGGGATTGTCCTGCTCGCCCATAAATCTCTGCCAATTAGTCCAGAGCAAACGGTTAGGAACGAAAAAGAAAAAAGACTCTAAATGTAAATTATCCATTATCGGGTACAAAGGAGTAGACATACGAGCAAATGCAGTCATATTGAGACGGAAAGTATCACCGGGAAGAACTTCATCGATATAAACAGGAACCAAATAGCCACTATCAAAAGTGGTTTTGTGAGTAGATTGACAATCAAAAGTTGAGCGAGGAATGTCCGCCTTAGGAATCATAGTAAAATCATGTGTATTTACAGATTTATTACGGAACATGGCGGACACCTCGGGTTAGTTAATTTTAACTTGTTTACCAATGACAACTAATTCAGGAAATTCTAAAAGATCGAATGAGCCAGTTATATCATCAAAACTACCAAGATGAAAAAGATCAAAATCATCGGGATGATTGCATAAATTATTTTCGGGATCATTACGGTTAACCTCGTCGGTAAAAGAACGAATACCAACACCAATTGATGGAAGAAACATAGGTCGCGCATACGCTTGAGCAGCGCGGTCAAAAACAGCCAGTAATTCTAATTTCATTTGAGAACCCTCTTAAGTTTAGTGAGGCGTGCCGACAAGACTTTTGCTTGATCGGCTAAACGCGCAGGAGTTTGATCCAACGAGTGAAGTTTACCCGTTAATTCGCGATTGTAAAGAACCTCATCCCATTCGAAGGGATTATCAGCAGCATGCTTTTTGTCATAATACTTAGGAGGCTTAAGTTTTTTTCCCTTTATTACAACAAAATCATGGGGATAAACGTCAGTCTTGTACAGATCGTACCAACCAGCACCAATGCCGGGCTTTAAAGACATTTTATTAAATTCAGCTGTACGGGTGATGACTTCCCCCGTACTAGTATCAACACCCTCGTAGTGATCGGCAGATTGATTGCCAGTGATTTTTTTCATGATGTAGCGTGCGACATAAGCAGCAGACTCGAAAGTGACGTCGCCGATCGAAGAAAAACCAAAAGGCCAAAGGTCTTCAAGAGTAGAGGAGCGATAGAGCATCGCACCGGAAGGTGACTTACGCAAAGGAGTCTTATCAGAGAAATCAAGACCAAATATACACGCATGAAAATGAGGTCGACCAAATTGATCGCCATACTCGCCGGCCATATAAAAACGTATTTTTTTAAAAGGAAAACGAAATCGTAATCGCTTCATGAAAAGCTGAAAATGGCGGTAATTTAAAGAACTATCAGCAGGTAAATTATCATCATTATACGTAAGAGTGATAAAACAATTAGACTCATGCAAAGATGACTCATGCATACAACGTACCGCCCACTGTCGAGAGCGCTCAAGCCGACAACCAATGCACTGAGCACAAGGAAGCTGCAGTTGAGAAATGATATTAAACTTAGGGGACTCATGAAAAACTATCGAGCCGCCGACACAACGAAACGCAGTAATAGGATAATAACAAGGCATGTGAGGTACCCCCTAAAAAAAAAATTAGACATTAGAAACGGAAACCACCTCTATTAGGAGGAGGACTCATATTAGGCGCTTTAGTGCGCCGAGAATTAGATCGGAACTGCTTAGCAGACCGATATTTATTTGTGCGTGTACGCTTCATGTAAGCCATTTGAAACCCCCTTCGTAGTTAACGTTAAAACCAGTTTTGCTGTCACCTAGCACAGTTACATCAAGTAGAGTAACTGTGCTAAGCGTCGGCTGACGCCTCCTTAGGTGGCTCACTAGGTGAGCCAGTAACCTCAGGTTTAGGTATCAAACCGAGAGAAATCGCTTCCTCGCGATTATTAATATCATCTAAAAAGCCAATCAAGTTGGCAGGATCGTTGTCGAAACGAGCACGAATGCCAGCTGGCAAGGCGTCAAATTCGGTCTCAGCGACACGAACGGCATTAAGGGCAGAATGATAGTCGCCAATTTCAGAAAAATCGCCGTAGCGAGGCGGTAGTGGATTCTCAGGTAAAAGACCAGTCTGGCCAAACCGAGTCATAATAGTGTTGATGTCGCATTCATCACGACAATGTTGTTGAGCCTGACTTACATCCTCACAATGCAAGCCAGACTCGGTAGAGGCCTCCTCGCGATTATAGTTATAAGGAGAACGTAAAAATACAGGTAATTCAGATTTTTTCATCAGTGAGCTCCGGCTTTATAACGATCAACGGCAGCATCACGATTGGCATGATAACTGCGATACATATGGTTAGCAGAAGAAATAAACTTGCCGGGAACAGTAGCCAGACCCTGCAAAGCATTAAACAAATCCATAAAACCGCCAGCAGCTGTAGCTGCTGGCTTTGCAGTATCAACATTCTGAAGAATGTTTTTAGTAGATGCATTATGGGCGCCAGTCTGAGCGCGGATATTACCAATTTCAGCCATAATTTTTTCTAGCTCGGCTTTAAGATTTGGATTACGAGTAATCTCGTTAAGAGTCTCAGCGTTAACCTTAGCAGTTTGCGCAGAATTAAGCGTGGACTGAGTAGCAGATTGCGCAGATTGAGAACGTTGCAGATCGATAGCAGAAGCAACTTGAGAACCCGAAATCATAGATTGAACGGCCTTAGCCGTATTAGACTCGATTTTAGTTGTAGCGCCGGATGGAGTAGAAGCGCCCCCTTGAGAGTAGGCGAGCATAGGATTAAGACCAGCAGCGATCATGTCTTTAGTAGCGCGTTGGTAGGAGGTGTTAGACATGCGCTTTTGAAATTGCATTTGCTTATTCATAATGTCCATATTTGCGGCATTGGCGTCACGCTGCCCTAAGTAATCAAGGGCAAGACCGCCAGCAGCTAACCACGGATTACCAGTAGACAAACCAGCAGCGGAGGCACCACCTCCACCGCCACCAGGAGCACCAGCAGAAAAACCAGCGGTAGTGCCAAAAGATTTGGCAACACCCTTAAGAGAATTACCGATAGAAGAAAATAATCCCATGAAAAAAAACTCCTAACGACTCTTTTTCGCGCGTTGCGCTCAAGAAGTCGTTTTCATTAAAAATGGTCGATAAGACCGGGAACAGAGTACATAGGAAGAGGCCTAGCTTTTTTAACATCGAAAAAGCTATCAAACAAAAATTGCTGACCAAGAGCAGCAGCGCCAACAGCAAGAACACGATCTAGAGGAGGAGTGTCCTTGATAAAAGTAGTATTGAGAGTTGGCAACGCTACAAAATTTTGCGCTAAATGCCAACCATCAATGGTACCAGCAGCGGTTGAACGGAAAAGAGAAGAAATCCTAGAAGGATAATAACGATATTCAGCCCAACGCTCTTGATAACCAAAGACGAGGGCATCATCAGAAGTACCCTTAACATAAATCTCACGATTAAGAACAGCTTGTTCGCCAAGCATAGCAAAAGCAGGAAAGTAAAAATCATAACGAGTAGAACGACTCCACATTTTGTGGAGACCTTGTTGATAAG